TTATGATTGTTTATTTGAATCTTTAATCTGTCCGACTTTATATTCTAAATCATTTAATGTTTTAGATGAATATTTTAATTTAAGATTTATATTATGTAAAAGATCAATTCCCTTAGCAATTGCTATAAATATAATTCCACTTACAAAACCACTACAAGCCACAGTAAATCCTACAATAAATTTATAAAAGCCAACTGATAAAGATACACTTTGATACATACCTATTGTGTAATAGATATAAGAACCCAGTGGGGAAGCCTTAAATCCTGCGATAACCCCTCCAACAATAATTAATGTTCCAACGATAATTAATATCATAGAAATTGTAGTACTGTCTTCTTTGTGCACCATAATCACTCCTTAATTTAATCTTCGACATAAATCAACAAAAACCATATATGTAAAATTTATCTGAAATAGATAAATAAAAAAGCTACCTCATTGCAGTCATTAAAGCACTAGAATCCTCATCAGCCTTCTTTTCAAAGTCTAGGTGTTGGCAATCAATCCCAATAATATATGGTTCATTAGGTAAGTCATTCTCAATGTGATTCATTTCATGGTTCAATACTTTCCTCTGTATCTCTGGGACTAATCTGTCATTAAGAGCTATGTGATAAGTTCCGTATTTACTTCTAAAAACAAATCCCCATAATTCCATTTCAAATCTGCAATAAGTGTAGAAAATATTTTCAGTCAACTGCATATCATCACCTCTACTCAATACTCAAATACTCAATTCTTAGTAATTGTTACGATCTAATTCATCTTCTACTGACTTCATAAATCTAACTACGTCTCTAATTGACTTATCGCTCATATTTCTAGTTTGTTTGAAGAGTAATTGCATGGATTCTCTCTTCTTTAATTGCTCCCAAAAGTCAGCCAATTCTGGATTATCTTCTAATGCCTGAGTTATTTTATCTGTGTTTTTTGATTTTATGTTGGTTCTGCCTAGTATGTAGTCGACACTTACGTCAAAATAATTAGCTAATAAATTTAGTTTATCAAATTTTGGTTCTTTGATATTCCTTTCTATTTCTGATATATAAGATTGACTTAAACCAGTTTGTTCTGCTAATTCATCCATAGTAAGTCCTTTGTCTTTTCTAAGTTCTCTTAATCTTTCACCATATTTCATTTTTTTACCTCCATTTTATATGACTATCTGTGTTATAATATACCACAAAATGAGTTTTTAGTAAACAAGTTGTATAGCTTTTTTTAGCTTTTGAAAGATATCAGAAGCAACAAAGAGCTAAATCAGTTAGATAAATCGCTAAAAGCGTTATACCGATTTGAAATATCGCTAATAGTGATATATAATTACCTTAACATAACAAAATATGACAAAGAGAGGTGAAAATGAACATGGAATTTAAACATCTTTTGCCTAAACAGAAATTAGATGCAAATGGAAGAATATATATACCCTCATCTATAAGAAAGAAGTTAAAAATAGAAGAAGGGTCAGAGGCTTTAATATTATTTGATGAAAAAGAGAAAAAAATACTAATTGATTTTGAATAATATTTTTTTGCCTTTAATATCGCTATTAGCAATATTAATAAAATTTAAAATTGCTAATAATGATAAGGATGTTCAGCAGTTACCAAAGAGGAGGCGAGAGTTGTGAGTGAAGTTATTAGAGGCTTAGAGGTTACTATTGGAGATAAAGAAATGGTTAAATTCAAGGAATTAAAACTTTGGAGGTCAGAACTTCCAGAAGAGGTAAGAAAAGAATTAGATATTTTCTCTTGTTATAAAGTTGAAAAGGAAATTGTTAAAAAAGATATTGTGCAAAAACTTTATGTTCCCAAAAAAGAATTAGAGTTTTATGAAAGATGGAAAAATAATGCTATAGAAGGATTACTAAAAAGTGAGGAGAACGCCGTGCTAGTTGAGTCTATAGCACGACGACATAATTTGATTTCAGACTACCGAAATAGACTTAACTGCCGATGACATATAGATTGTTTTATCTTCTCCCTCGCCAAGGGCAAAACAATCATGCGACAAGATAAAGCCAGTTATACCTAGCCGTTTGTCTGTTGTAGATAATAGTAAACCATTGTCCCATAAGCTATTGTATCCTTGTTGTAAATAGAAAGGGTCATCCTTTTCTTCTCTAAGAGAGTTATTAATTCCTATTAGAGTTGTATCATCTGTAATATCGATGGATTGACCGTCAATGAATGTAATTTTAATCACAATTACACCTCCTTCCTAAATTTCAATTATATAGGAAGAGAGGCACATTTAAAAGGAGGAATATGATAATGAGTGATATTAAAGTTTTTGACAATGAAGAATTTGGACAAGTTAGAGTAGTTACGATTAAAAACAATCCATATGTAGTTGGAAACGATATAGCAAAGGCGTTGGATTATAAAAGACCTTATGAAGCTGTAACTAGACATTGTGATGGGGCGATGACTTACCGTGTCGAAGATTCTTTAGGTAGAAAGCAAAGCACAAAAATTATTCCAGAGGGTGATATTTATAGATTGATAGTTAAGGCAGCAGATCAAAGCCAGAATTTAGAAATCAAGAAAAAAGCTAAAAAGTTTGAGAGGTGGGTTTTTGATGAAGTCCTGCCTTCAATCAGAAAGCATGGCATGTATGCTAAAGATGAAATCTTAGACAATCCTGACTTACTGATAGAGGTTGCTACTAAACTTAAGCAAGAGAGAGCAGAAAGACAGAGATTAGAAATACAAAATAAGAAGAAAGACCAGATTATTGGAGAGTTAAAGCCAAAGGCTGACTATACCGATCGCATCTTGCAAAACAAAGGGCTAGTTAATATTACCCAAATAGCTAAAGATTATGGAATGTCTGGCAGAGCTATGAATGACTTATTACACGAGTTAGGGATTCAGTACAAGCAATCAGACCAATGGTTACTATATGCTAAATACCAAGGTAAAGGCTATACCCACTCGAAGACTTTTAGTTTTGAGAGAAGTGATGGAACTCAAGATGTAAAGATGAATACTAAGTGGACTCAGAAAGGGCGTTTATTCTTATATGAATTACTTAAGAAGAATGGAGTATTGCCAACTATAGAAGATGATTTAGCAAAATCATCATAGGACAATCTGGTTAACTAATAACTTATATTAAGGAGGGGGCAATATGATATATAAAGTTTTACATTGTTTTGAAATGCCAGATGGGTCTGAGACAGAAGAGTTAGAAATTGATGATTTTATAGATAAGAACAAAGATAAATTAGCAAATTGGGATAGGTTTGAATTGTTCTTTGAACATTTAAATGAAACGGTAGCTTCTATTAGTTCTTAAAGCTGCCTTTGAATACAAATCAGGACAAGCTTGAGAGAAAAGGAGGAGGGCTTATCAATAAATTATCCGAAAAATTAAAAAAATTGAGGAAAGAAAAAGAAATTACACAAGCTGAATTAGCTGAGGTTCTTGATGTTAGTACTTCAATGGTTGGTATGTACGAAACCAATTCTCGTAATCCGAGTTATGAAATCTTAATTAAAATTGCCGATTATTTTGATGTATCTGTTGACTATTTACTAGGCAGAGAGACATTTTCTTATACTAGCAATCAAATAACTTTAAATCTTGAAAATGTAGACTCTTATGAAGTGCATAGAGATAGGCTCATAATTAAAGGTGATTTTAGCAAGAAGTTTATATCAATACTTAAATAAAGTATAGATTAAGACGAGCTTGAAAGGAGGTGAAGATTCATGAGAGATAACAAGAAAATTAAGCATTATAAAAGAAGAGATGTAATTAAGCACCTTAGAGAGACCTATAAGAATTTTGACCAATTTTTACACGATTCTAATGCTTAGAAGCCAAGGAGGGACAGTCAATTGAATAATTCTAATGAGATTCAAGCTAAAAGAATTTTAAAGTGGAATATGAAGAAGAAGACTTTACTTGAAAGATTAGAAGAGGCTAGGTCAGTAGGGAATCAAGAGAGAATTAAATTATTATCTAATCTTATTAAAACTACTGAGAACAAAATATCAGAAATCAAAGGAAGTGATGTGAGTGCTTAATTACAGTAATATGTCCAGCTGTTGCGGAGTGTTCAAAATTGGGACAAGCTCACTTATTAAGGATAGTCAAGGTAGAAATAGACAGATTGAGAGCATTGTTGAAGAGTCTAGAGAAGAAGAGAATTTTAAAGAAATTTTAGCTAAAGAACAAAAAAGAGCAGCTGCAACTGCTCAAACACAAATCTAAATTAATTTCAAGGTTATTATACCATGAAGCAGGAGGTAATATCAATGATAACTTCTAGATTGCATAGATTTACCGATGTTAAAAAGATATCTGTTGTTTGTTATATCCTAGATAGCAATCACAACTTAAAAGGTTCAATTCAATCAAAAGTTGAGCCAATGGATATATTCAAAGAAGTCAAGAGAGTTAAAGATGAAGAGCTATATCTTATCAAATATATCAAGGATGATGAAGAAGTAGATGTTGGCTATGATGAGAATTGCCTTTATGGATTAATGCTATTAGTACAGTTCGGTCATTTGACCAGCTACAAGAGTGAGAGAGGTCCAAAGGGCAAATTTATTCATCAATTAGAGTTCCAATTTAAGAATGGGTCTGGAACTTGGAGGATAATTGAGCAGACTAAACCAGCTAATCTTGATTTGAGGTTGATATAGATGGAGGCTATTGAGGTGTTCTACTATTGGGAAGGCTCTGTCCTTCCTAATAAAAATCTTAAGTTTACAATATCTAAAAGCTGTCTCATTGATTTGGTACAAAACCTAGCCAAGAACGGGGCTAGACCATTCATGAGATTGGGTAAATTGGAGAGAGAAATTAACCAGGTAGATTTAGATAGGAAAATCAGATGGGTTGAAATTAATGATTACTGCAATAGCACCAAGGAGTTGACGATTGTAACCGAGGGTGGCTATAGATATGTAATGAAAGAGAAAGCCAAAAGAAAGATGGTGAGTTGATGAGCTATGAGAGCGGTATATCAGGAAGAAGGATTAAAACCTAATTATTACGCTCTATATCTTTCTATTAAAAGAAAAATATCGGTTTCTAGAGCTTGCAGTGTAATGGGGCTGAGTAGTTGTGACAATAACAGAAAAAGACATACAAATGTAGATGTAAAAGAAGACGAGATATTAGAAATGATAGAAATGAAAAAAGCAGGTAAGCAATGGAAAGAGATAGGGATGAAATTCAATTTAGGTCCTAAACAGTGTTTCTATCAGGTTAAGCAATATATGGGAGAAGGTTGGAAGGGTAGACCTTGGTAAATAAGGAGAGTGAGTTGAAGAGTGAAATCTATAGAAGAACTAGGCGGAGAATTGTGCAATTATTGTCAAAATAAAGACCACAAAAATAACCCCTCCCTAACTACTATAAATCGGTGGTGTGATGAAGCTTATGAGAATTACAAAGATGAAATGGAGGAGGGCGAAGAGTGAAAGAAGTCAGATTGATTAGCTTAAAGTTGAAGAATTTTAAAGGAATTAAAGATTTTGAGATTTTGGATTTCTCAAAAGATACAAGAGTTTATGGTGATAACGGAGCAGGTAAGACTACCTTATTTGATGCTTTTAGCTGGTTGCTCTTTGATAAGGACAGTAAAGGACAAAGTAATTTTGATATTAAGACTCTAGATGAGAACAACAATGTACTACATAATCTAGAGCATGAAGTTGAAGGAATTCTTGGTGTCGACGATAAGCTTCTCACCCTTAAGAAGATATATAAGGAGAAATGGACTAGAAAGAGAGGCTCTGCTACAGAGGAATTTACTGGTCATACTACGGACTATTATTTAAACGATGTGCCAGTCAAGAAATCGGAGTATGACCAAAGGATTAGTGAAATTGTAGATGAACAAGCATTTAAGCTATTGACCAATCCTAGCTATTTCAATGAAGAATTGCACTGGAAGGACAGGCGGGACATCCTCCTTAAGGTCTGCGGAGATATAGCGGTCGATGATGTTATTGAGAGCAATAAAGATTTAGCGGACTTAAAAGAGATTCTTAAGGATAGAAGTGTTGAGGACCACCAGAAAGTGATATCCAGTAAGAAATCTAAAATCAATAAGGAACTGGACAAGTTACCAGTTAGAATTGATGAAGTCTCTAAAGGCCTCCGAGATGTCTCTGAAATTGATGAAAAAGCCATTAAAGATGAAATAGCAGGTTTGAAAATGAGAAAGGCAGCTAAAGAGAAGCAGATAGCCAATGTTGAATCTGGTGGAGAAGTAGCAAAGAAGAGAAAGCAGCTTAATGAGATAGAGAGTGAATTATTGGAGATTAGAAATAGTCATTCTAGTAAGTACCAGGAGAAGATTGAGCAGGCAGAAGATAAGTTGGATAATGCTCGTGATAAATATAGAGAGTTAGAGTTGAAAGCCAAAGATAAGCAATTGACTCTAAAAATTAATCAAACTGATGTTGCTAATTATGAGGAACAAATGGAAGAATTGAGACAAGAATACAAAGAGGTCAGGGATAAAAAGCTTGAAATTGGCTTATGTCCTGCTTGTGGAAGAGAACTACCTGAGGAAAGCATAGATAAAATTACTAAGAAGTTCAATCTCAAAAAATCTAATAAATTAGAAGAGATTAATGATGAAGGTAAGAGTTTGAAGGAATCAGTTATTGCTTTGAAGTCTGAAATTGAAAAGTTAGAAAATGAGATACAAGGGTTTGAAAAGATGCAAGATAGGTGGAAGGTCAAAGCAGAAGAACTTAAAGCTGAAATTGATAAACTTAAATCTCAATCTAAGTTATACCAAGATAGCAAAGAGTATCAAGCTAAGTTAGCTGAGAAAGAGAAATTAGAATCAGAGATTGAATCTTTGCAACAAGATAAGTCTCAAGCTACAGATAAGCTCAGAGAAGATATTTATGTGATTGAGAAGCAGATAGATACCAACGAGAGAAAACTAAGCCAGCTAGAGCGATATGAGCATGGTCAGAAGCGAATCAAAGAGTTATCAGAGCAAGAGAAGATATTGGCTAAGGAATACAGCAAGTTAGAGCGAGAACTATTCTTGTGTGAGGAGTTTACTAAGACTAAAGTTGAATTACTAGAAGAGAAGGTTGAAAGTGAGTTTGATTATGCTCAATTCAAGATGTTTGAAGAGCAAATTAATGGAGGAGTCAAAGAGTGTTGTGAGACATTGTTCAAAGGTGTGCCTTATGGAAGTAGTTTGAATAATGCAGCAAGAGTCAATGTTGGGCTAGATGTGATTAATACATTGTCAGAGTTTTATGGATTTAGAGCGCCAATCTTTGTGGATAACGCAGAATCGGTTACTAAGTTGATTAAGGTTGATAGTCAAGTGATTAGATTGATTGTATCAGAAGATGATAAAAAATTAAGAGTGGAGGTTGAATAAATGGCTTTAACCCAGGAAGAGTATGAATTATCTGTTAGTCGAGCAATAGAAAAATGGAAAGAAAGTGGATATAGTTCTCCATTGAAAGCTATTGAAAATCAGTATTATTTATTTAGTTATCCTGATTATAAATTAGGTTTCTTAGTAAATGGATGTCCAGATGGGATTAGAGTAGCACGTTCTATTGGCTCAGGTCCAACAAGCAGTTTTGAAAAAATTATAACTTGGGAAGAAGTTAAGGAATACTTGTTGCAACCAACCTTATTTTAGGGATAGATGATGATAATAAATTAAGAATGGAGGTGGGGGATAGTGAGCGGTGAAGAGTTAGCTGAAAAATTGGAAGATATTATTTATGATAATGAACTAACTGAAGAAGAAGAGAGAGCAATAGAAGAGGCCATAGATTTCATTAAAGAATTTAAGCCACCATTTTAATATACAAGGAGGAATTAGATAATGAGTTGGTTGATAAAAGATTCAAGTAATAGTTGCCCGTGTCGGAAGCTGAACGTTTGCTTCCATACCGAGAATAAAAGCAACACCTGTGAAGAAGAAAATTGCCCTATAAAAATTAAGGAGAGTGATATTAATGAGTAATTTGATGATGGTTAAGAAAGATACAGTTGATGTAGTAGCGGAGAAGGTTAGAGAGTTTCAGGAGACAGGGGAGTTAAAGTTACCTGCTAATTATAGTCCTGAAAATGCAATGAAGAGTGCCTGGTTAACTTTACAGAGTACTTTAGATAAGAATAAGCAGCCAGTTTTACAGGTGTGTAATAAAGATTCAATTGCTAATGCTTTACTTGATATGGTAGTACAGGGATTGACTCCTGCTAAGAACCAATGCTATTTTGTAGCCTATGGTAAGAGTTTAGTACTTATGAGAAGTTATTTTGGAAGCATAGCAGTGACTAAGAGAGTTGCTAATGCTAAAGATATTTATGCTCAAGTTATCTTTAAAGGTGATGACTTTCAATATGACATTGATAATGGAAGATATAAGATAGTTAAACATAGCCAAGATTTCACTAGCAGAATGGAAGGCAATGCTATTGGAGCTTATGCAGTCATTGAATTCAACGATGAGCGACCTGATTATGTTGAACTAATGACTATGGAGCAGATTAAGCAAGCTTGGGCTCAAGGCAAGACCTATAAGCCAAGTGGAAACGGAACACATCAAAAATTCCAAGAGGAAATGGTCAAGAAGACCGTTATTAATCGAGCTTGCAAGAAATATATCAATTCTTCAAATGATGATAGTTTGTTCTCTGAAAGTTTCAATCGAGCTAATGATACTATTGCAGAGCAGGAAGTAACGGAAGAAATTGAAGAGAATGCAAATAGCCAAGTTATCGATATTGAAGTCGAGCAAGAAGAGACTCAACCAGTTGTAGAGCCTGAACCTGAAGAAGAGCAAAAAGAAATACAAGGACCTGACTTTTAATGGTTGAGATTAAATAAAAAATAAGGGCTGAGATATGCCCTTATTAATCAAGGAGGATTAAGTATGCCGAGAAAAATAAAAGTTAACAAGGGAGATAGGTACGGTAGATGGACTATCATAAAAGAAGTAGAGAAATTAGTTGGTTCAAGAAGGTTTTTATGCAAGTGTGATTGTGGAACTGTCAAAGAAGTGAGCCTGACTCATATGCGAAATGGTCGCAGTAAAAGCTGTGGTTGCTACAAGAAAAAAAAGGTAACAAAACATGGCGAAGGCCATAGTAGGTTATATCAAATTTGGTGTGATATTAAACAAAGATGTCTTAATGAAAGTTGCGATTCTTACAAAAATTATGGCGATCGAGGAATAACTTTTTGTAAAGAATGGTCGGAATTTAAAAATTTTAGGAAATGGGCTTTGTCGAATGGATATAAAAATAATTTAACTATCGAGAGGATTGATGTTAATTCAAATTATTCACCTAGCAATTGCAAGTGGATAACAAAAAGCGAACAATCAATGAACCGGAGAAATTCAATCGAAATAACTTATAAAAATAAAACAAAACCACTAAAAGAATGGGTTGCCATATTGCCAGATGAATTAAATCTTAATTATAATACTATTTTTTCTAGATTAGATAGAGGTTGGAGTATTGAAAAAGCTTTTGAAACTCCATTAAAAGGTTGTAGTCAATAATGGTTGGAATTAAAACTCTAGCAAGTTCTAGTAAAGGGAATTGTTACATTGTTAGCGATGGACAAAACAAATTGATTATAGAGTGTGGTATAAGTATCAAAAAAATAAAAAAAGGGTTGGATTTTAATTTATCAAGCGTTGATGGACTTTTGTTATCTCATTCCCACGGAGACCATAGCAAAGCCATAAAAGATGTTATTCGTTGCGGGATAGATGTTTACACTTCTCAAGGCACTTTAGATAAATTGAATATAAAAAGTCATAGAACTAAAGTTGTAAAGTCTTTAAATAAGTTTAGAATTAACAATTGGGTTATCTTGCCCTTCGAAACTAAACATGATGACCCAGAACCACTAGGTTTTTTGATTGTAAGTAAAAGCGGTAAAAAAATTCTTTTTGCCACCGATACTTACTACTTAAAGTATAAATTTAAAAACCTAAATTTTATGATGCTGGAATGCAATTATGCACTTGATATATTGAATGAGAATATTAGAACAGGCAGAGTTCCAGCAGTGCAGAAGAAGAGGTTGCTTAAGTCTCATTTCAGCTTAGAGAACGTCAAATCATTCTTAAAGGCTAATGATTTAGCACAGGTACAAGTGATACACCTATTGCATTTAAGTGAAAGGAATAGTGATGCAGATAGATTTAAGAGGGAAATACAGGAGTTAACTGGCAAGATGGTACTGGTAGCAGACCAATAAAATTTAGGAGGAGATAACTATGGCTAAAAAGATAAATTTGGAAGAGGAAACTAAGAAAGATATGATTATAAGACTTGCTAAATCAGATCCATTTGTGAGTATTGAGGAGGTAGCCAATCAGGCAGATACAACTAATAGATATGTGAGAACTATCTTATCAGAAGCTGAGATATCTTTGATGCAATTAAGAAAAGAAGCTTATCAAAATTTAGAAAAGTTATACAGTAAAGCTGTTGCAGAAATAGATAGTTTAGAAAGTCAGCTAGCTAGATATGAAACTTTAATAAATTAAGGTGGTGTAATTTTGAGCCTTGTAAAGCTAAATAATTTTAATACTGATAGAAGATATCTTGAGAGTAATCAGACTATAAAACTAATCAAGAAATACAGAGATACAGGCGATAAAATTTATAAAGACCAAGCAGTAGAAGGTAATATCGGGCTAGTTTTAAAGGAACTTCAAAGATGGAGAAGAGCAGGGGCTATTAATGAATTTTTTCAAGTAGGATGTATCGGTTTAATCAAAGCTATAGATTATTTTGATATAAGTAAAGGTGTTTGTTTTTCTACCTATGCAGTTCCAATGATTAGTGGTGAAATTCATAGGTGGCATAGAGATAAGAAAGGATTATCACGAAGATATATAGAGGCATTAAGTCAATATCAAAAAATTAAAAATGATAATCCAGATTTATCTTTTAAGGAAATAGCAGAAATTATAGAAGTTGATGTATGTGAGATGAAATATATCTTAGATTGCTCTAGTCATGATTCTCTTAATAGATCAATTGGTGTTGGTGAAGATGGAGACAGTGTTGAATTAGGTCACTTTATACCTGGTGATGATTTTGAAGGTGATGCAATAGATCTTATAATGCTAAAAAAAGCATTAGAACAGCTACCAACAAGGGTTAGAAAAATAATTATATTGAAATATTTTGAAGGTAAAACACAAGTTGAAATTGGTAAGAAATTTGGTGTATCTCAAGCTCAAATTTCAAGATTAGAGAAGCAAGCTTTGAGCAAAATTAGAAAATATTATGAGGAGGATAAAATTATGCAACTTACAAATATTGAAAAGAAAATAAAATCATTATTGATGACTGGTGATAAATTAGGCTTAGATGAGTATGAAGTAAAGGTTTTGAAGTTAAGGTTGATCAAGGAGCTGTCATATGAAAAAATGGCTAATCGTCTAGGGTGCGGTAATAGCACCGCTTATAAGCATTATCAAGCTGCTTTAGAGAAATTAGACAAATATAATTCTTCTGATACTGAAGCAAGTAATCAAGAAGTAGAGCAGATCATGAATGTTATAGATAAGAAAGAAGATCTAGATGAGTCTAAAGATACAAAAGTAGTTCAAGAATCAGTAGAGGCTAAGAAAGAAGTTAATAAGGTTAATTCAGTAGAAGAGGTTGAGGAACCTAAGTCAGTAGAGGTAGAAGATGATGAGACTAAGTTAGACTCAGATTATATTGCAGTCTTAGTTAATCAAGAAGGACAGGCTAGTTTCTTAGAGTCAAGTGATTCTAGCGTGATACTTAAGGCTTGTGAGTTATTTGAAAGCCATGCAGATACTCAAGCAATAGCATGTAAGAGAATAGGGTAATTATTTACGCCTAGAAAGGAGGTGTTAATTTGGCTAGACCAACTAAAGAAGGATTGACTTATTTTCCATTAGACACTCATTTAGAGGACAAAGCAAAATTAATAGAAGCCAAATATAACTTAGAGGGTTTTGCTATATTGATTAAGTTATATCAGAAAATATATTTCAATGGCTACTATATTGAATGGAAAGAAGAGAATGCTTTATTGTTCAGTAATGAGGTTAATGCAGACATAAACCAAGTTAATGACATCATAAATGACTGTTTATGTTGGAAAATATTCGATAAATGTTTATATGATAAGTATTCAATTTTAACAAGTCATGGAGTTCAAAAAAGATATACTGAAGCAACTAAAAGAAGAACAGAAGTTAAAATATATAAAGAATATAACCTTCTAAATGATGATGAAATTAGGTCTAATATAGTTTATGTATACAGAAACCGAGTTAATGTAGACATAAACTCAAAAAAAGAGCACGATAATGAACAAAGTAAAGTAAAGGAAAGTAAAGTAAAGGAAAGTAAAGAAGAAGAGTCAAAAACATCAGCTCCAATTAAGAAAATATTTGACCTTTATAATCAAATATGTACCTCGCTACCTAGTGCTAGAAAATTATCAGATAGCAGGAGAAGACACATAAAAGCCAGATGGGAAGAAGAAAAGGATATATCGGTATTTGAGAAAGTCTTTAAGAAAGCAGAAGCTAGTTCATTTATGGCGGGTAAGAATAACAGGGGTTGGGTGGCTAATTTAGATTGGATAGTCAAAAACAACACCAACTTCAACAAAGTACTAGAGGGTAAGTATGATGATAAGGAGGGTGATGGTAGTGGAGAGTATACAAGCTATAATAGACCAAATAAATCAAATCAAGAAGAAGCCCTTAAACAAAAATATACAGGATACTAGCTATAATTGTGAGATATGTAAAGATACTGGAGCTACTGACCAAGGACTTTGCTCTTGTGTTAAAAATAAGCAGATATCAAATAAGATTAAGTCTGCTGAGGTTCCAGATAGATTTAAAAATAGTAGGCTAAAAGGATTAGAGATTAAGGATCCATCACATAAAAATGCTTATGATAATGCTAAAGTTATGATTTTGAATATAGATAAGTTTATCAAAAATAATTGGGGATTATTTATTTATGGTCCTCCAAGTCAAGGTAAAACAGAGGTACAATCTTGTGTAGTTAATGAATTGTGCATTGACAAAGATTATAAAGGGATTATGGTCAATGTAAAAAGACTCATGGGAGACCTTAAGGATGCAGTTGGCAAAGGCACTTTAAATAAAATTCTAGATACTATAAAGAAAAATGAAATTATTGCTCTAAATGATATAACTGGAGGGAAAAGACCTCAGGATGAATTCAGTCCTTTTGAGCGAGGGATTATCTATGAGTTAGTTGATGCAGTCTATGAGAAAGAAAAAACACTAATCATTACTGGAAAATATAATTATGATTGGGTTGAAGATAAACTTGGTACAGATGTAAAAGATAGAATAATTCAGATGTGTGGCATTGAACCGATTTTGATGAAGGGTCACAATTTTAGAGAAGAACATGGAAAAAAAAGAGATGCAGAAGTTAAAAAGATGATTCAAAAGATAAGTTAAGTGGGTGTAAATATGAAAAGAGATTATGGATTTAATGCAGAGGTAGCTGAATGTATGAAGTGTATATTCAATATAGAGAAAAGTAACTGTGGCAAAGAAAAGAGAGAAAAAATCAAATGCCATAGGGGAGATGAAGAGTAGTGAAGATAGAACTTAAGCCTTGTTATCCAATAGGTACAATTTTATGCGAGCAGTTAGAAAAACTTCAAGAAGAATGGGTTGAAATAATAGAGTCTGATAGCTGGGAGAACTTAGCTAGTGAATTTTTAGACTTAGCTCAAGTATCTACAGGTGTTGCTGGTTTGTATGATATAGAAAAGGTTTCTATTAGCTTAGATGAAATTAAAACTACAATCTTGGAACACCAAAACGGATTTGCTGATTTGTATGAAGCCTTATGCACTCTTCATGGGGTTGTAGTGTGGACTGGATGTTACAAGAATGCGATTGAATTGGCTAAAATCTCAATTTGTTGTTTTTATGATCTAATTTGTGAGCATGACAGAGGTTGCAAGAAGTACAGACAAAAGCTATTAGATAGATTCCTAGATGAGCATCAAGCTAAATTAGAGAGCAGAAAGAAGGAGTGGGCTGTTCATGACTCCTCTGATAATAGGTAAGGTAGCCTTGGTATTGATTGTACTAGAGAGATTATATCATGAGCTTATTAAGGAGGATGATAAAATTGGCTAATGTCAACAAGATTCAAGATTTAGATATCTATCAGATGAATGGAGTTGTTCGGTTTAAGACTAAAGCTTACAATGCTAAAGATGAGGAAGAACTCAAGAGACTTATAGCTAATCATCTTAGAAGAGTGGCTTATAACATTGAGAACAGACCACTTAGGGAAGAGTTTGATTGTAATGATTTTGCTTTCAGACTTACACCAGTAACAGTAGGTAATTTGAAAGAATAATATTGTGGCTACCCTCATCCTTTACATCGAGGACTGGGTGGCTTTAAGAAGGACACATAGTTTCAATAAGAGATGGAATAACAGGTTTGCGCAATTACAGAGCAGGTGGTCGTGGTGGTCTGCCTGCTCAAAAATTAAAACGGGAGATGATATAAATGGCAGAATACATAAAAGATGATGGAGCAATTAAAGCAATAGCAGATAAAGTTATTAAAGAATCCTTCCCTAAATTTTCTAATATTAAGATAGCTTATCAATTCATAGATAAAGCTAGAAATTCTAAAGGCAGAACAATCTATGCTGAAGCTAATAAGATACCAGGTAAGCTGGATAATTATATAGATTATGATTTGATTATTACTGTAGCTGAGGATAAGTGGGCAGCTGCAGAGCATCAAAAGACAAGAGAAGCAATCATTGATGATGTACTAAGAACTATTCATCTAGAAGGGAAAGAAGGAACTGAAGTATTCCCTCGAAGATTAGCAGATGATTATTATCAGTTATCAAATGGAAAGAAGGTCAAAGGACTAAAGGAAGCGGGAGAAGCTCAAGCAAAGATATGTGATTATGATATTAAGATATATGATTATGACATCCAAGCCAATTCTAAGAATTTTGAGAAGTATGGAGCTTGGAGAGAAGATTTAGCAGCTATGAAGCAAACTGTAATGCAACCAGGACTACCTAAGATGAGAGTGGTGAATGATTAATATGGCTATTGATTATGGCAATAGAGGAGATTGGTTAGAAGAAGCGATAGAGGAATCTAATAATCAATATATCTTACAAGGATTAGCATTAGTACAGAAAATAGCTACACCAGTTAAGGTACTAAATATTAATCAAACTACAGGTCGCATTACTAATGGATTCTATGAGAAGAAGAGTACAGTTGACTATATAGGGGTTTGGAATGGCAAGCCCCTTGCTTTTGATGCTAAAGAGACTAAGGTTGAGACTAGATTTGATTTGAGCAATGTCAAAGAGCATCAATATCTATTTTTAAGTAGTTGGGTAGCAAATGGAGGACTAGGTTTCTTGATTATACACTTTGCTACCAAAGAAGAGACCTATTATCTGCCTTACGAAGTCCTAGACCAATACTGGCAAGATATGCTGAGTGGGGGAAGAAAGAGTATTCCATATAAGGTAGTTGCTCAAGAAGAGTATAGGATAGGAAGTTATGGCTTGATAATAATTGATTACTTATCAGTATTAGATAGGAGCCAAGCTAATGGATCTAATGAGTAAAGCAAAATTTGAAGAAAGACATAGACTTCTTAAGTCTGAGGAGGGGTTAGATGTCAATCAAGAAGAAAATGGAGCAACAAGTAGAAAAAATACTAATAAATTACAACTTATTAAAGACAGCAAGAGAAGTAGCAAGACAGATATCTCAAGAGGAATATAGCCAGAAAGGGACTAGTTATTCTGTCACTAATGCAAAGACTAATGAAATTCATTCAGAAGTGGAAGAGTATTGTACTAATAAGACTGTAGCCAGCCTTGATGCAGTTAGAATAGAGAAGATAATTAATAAGATAGATGAAGTCTTAGAGAAAGAGTTAAGTGATAGAGAGAGAATAGTGATCGAGAACTTTTTAATTAGAGATTTGGATATACAAGAAGTAAATGATAGATTAGATGCTTATTGTAATCAAGTGTTAGGCAGAACCACAATTTATCGATTTAAAAAGAAAGGATTAAATAAATTTGTAGCTAAGGGGATTGCGAAGTATGTGGATGAAATTAACGGATATTTAGAAGAATATTTGTAAATGGAACATAATTGAAACATATCTGAAACACATAGCTTGACTTTTTATGCTATAATAACTATTGAGAGATGAAAATATAACTTAGCCAATCATGCACCGATTGCTGGGTACAAAAAATAACTTGATATCTTCTAATTTTAGGCACTCACTAAATTGTGGGTGTCTTTTGTATTTGCAGATATAAATCTATACAGGAAGTGATGACATTGGATGATGAATATGAGTTAATAGAATCTAAGAAAGAAGAAGATAGACAGGAAGAGTTAGAAAGGATTAAGAGTCGAACTAAAAGAGGAGAGACTATCAAAGTAACTAGGAAGTGGTAATATTAACTTACCTAAAGAGTTATTGAAAGCTATTAAAGCTGGAGATGTAAGGAAGTTTTATAAGAGTGCAATTTGGCAAGCAGTAAGAAAGCAAGTGCTAATTAGAGATAATCATGAGTGCCAAAAGTGTAAAGAGGAAGGACGATATTCTAAAGCTGACTGTGTTCATCACATTAAACATTTAAGAGAATTTCCTTTACTAGCTTTAGTATTAAGTAATTTAATTTCTCTTTGTAATGCTTGTCATAATGAAGAGCATCCAGAGAAATATGAGAAGTTTAAGAGCAATTGGGTTAAAAAAAACAAACCAGATATTCCAGAAAGATGGTGAGTAATACCCCCCAGTCTAAGGTTTTAAAATCCCTGAGAGACAGGGGTATCGGAGATGGGGAGTCTATTCATTATGCAAATTAATAAATCATGTAAGGTGTAGGGGGTGTGGTTATGATAAGCCAAGGAAAATTAAAAGAAAGCCTTTTGGATCAACTCAAGCAGTCAAGCAAACAAGGAGAACAGTATGAAGACTTGATTGATATATATTTAGATATGCGATCGACTGTAATAGAATTAACTAAAAACATTGAAAAAGCTGGTGTAGTTGTAACGTATGATAACGGTGGTGGTCAGAAAGGGGTAAAAAAGAACGATTCCATAGACCAGAGGAATAAAACTATAAATCAGATGATTAAAATTTTAAATGAGTTAAATTTAGAAGCTAAAAAAGATAATGGAATACCAGAACTTTAATGTTTTATTGAGATTCATTTATTATTATGATATAATAAATATTAGCAGGATAGGTTAGGAAGTCATGAGCCTAACTGACAAGAGGGAAATCCGAGCCTTCTTCCTGTTATTTTAAAAAACTAAATACTCGGATAAAAAAGAACACTATCGGAGGTGTATTTTGTTATGTCAAAAAATAAAAAATGTCAGATTTGTGGTGGAGAACTACCAAAGTACAAAAGTAAATTTTGTTCAAATGAATGTTTTAAAATCCACAGAAAAGAATATAAAGCTAATAGATATAAGTTGACTTGCGATTGGTGTGGTAATGATTTTCAAAGTGGGGAAAAGAACCAAAGATTTTGCTCGACAGATTGTCAATATGAATGGCAAAGAAAAAGCAAAGAGTATAATAATAGTCACTTAAAAGCAAGAAATAGACCTGAGTTGATAAAAAGGTTTAAAAATAAATTTGAGAGCAAATCCCCTAACTTTAAATACTACTCTGACTATACAGGTTGTGATGATTATTTTAAAATGGAATGTAAAATTTGTGGTCATATCCAAGAAAGAAACGCCCAATGTGTAAGGGAGGGTCATGCAAATATTATTGTTTGCGACAACTGTAAAAAAATAAAACTTGAAGAGAAAAGGCGAGAAGAAAATATTTCAAAAATAATTAAATTAATTAAGGCTAAAATAGAAAATATCAGAAAAGAAAAAGTCAAACCTGAGATTGATAGACTTAAAAGAATCCAAAGAAACCATAAATATTTTGTTAAGTGTAATGACTGTGGTAGAATGTTTTTTACTAATGCTAAACATAGAGTTCATTGCAATAAATGTATAGACAAAATCAAAATAGAAGAAAAAGAGAACAGAAAGCTTTGGGAAGGCAGAATAATCAAGTGTAGAGAATGCGGAACAGAATTCGAGATGCGGTCATTAAGGAGTAAATACTGCTCAACTAAATGTATGAATAAAGCTCATTATAGAGAAAAGGAATTAAAGAAGAGGAAGAAGTTACATAAAAATGGCAGGATTAATTATAATATATCATTGGACAAGCTAATAAAAAGAGATAATAGGATTTGCCAATTGTGTGGCGAACTTATAGATGAAGAAGATTATTGCAAAGATGGGAATGGATATTTTATAGTTGGAAATAATTATCCTTCTATTGACCATATAGTCCCTGTTGCAAAAGGCGGAACTCACACTTGGGATAATGTCCAGCTGGCTCATCATTATTGTAATAGCCTAAAAAGTGATAAAATTAAATTAGGGGAGGTTGATTGAAATGGAAAATGAAGAATTGTTACAAGCAATCAGAGGAATTATTAAAGAAGAAATTTCAGAAATTAAAAATGAAGCCGCAGAATTAAAAGCCAATTTAAATAATTTTAGAGAAGATATAAACAAAAGGTTTGATAATTTAGATAAACAAACAGAATTAGTCAGTATCAAAGTTGATGAAGTTAATAAGAATATAGCAAAGCTAGAAGGAGAAACTAAGACTTTAGAAGCAGTAACTAAGGAGAATCTTTATGATATTGCTAAGTTGAAGTCTGTTAAAAGTTAATTGTTCTTGCTCCAACTACTGATTGGGGGTTTATATTAACTATGTGAGATGTAAATGCAAGATAGGTCTTAGGATTATATTTGGTCTTATATGTTTTATATTAACTATGCGAGAAAATTAAATAATTAAACTCAACACTCCGAGAGGGGTGTTTTTTATTTTTGGAGGTGGTGATGATGTAAGATGAAATACAAATACCACAAATACATTGACGAGTATATAGAAGCAATTAGAACAGGCAAGGTTGAATCTAGCAAAGAAATTAAATTAATGACTGATTATGTAGAATTTAAACTAGAGCAACAAAATGCAGTTGTTAGAAGTGACATGATAGATGATGCAGTAAGGGTAATTGAAAAATACTTTAACTTTAAATTATTAGATTGGGAGCTATTTGTTTTAGCTTTACTACTATCCTTCACTCCAGATGAAAAACTAGTGTTTGACGAGGTTTTTTTATTCGTTACTAGAGGAGCTGGTAAAACTACTTTTTTGGCTGCTCTTAGTTGGTATTTTGGGACTAGAAACTTTTGTAATGCTGTTGATACTAGTCATTATGGTTGTGAAATAATAGCCAACTCTGAGTCTCAAGCTAAGCTCGCTTTTGATGATGTATATACTATGTTAGATGATAATTGGTCTATAATGAAGCAGATATATTATAAAACCAAGAAAGTTATTACAAATAAATTAACTCATTCCACGATTCAATACAATACTAGTAATAGTAGAACTAAAGATGGTAAACGTGGGCGAATGATATTAGTTGATGAAATACACGAGATGGAAACCTTTGATAATATAGATGTATTTACTTCATCACTAGGTAAAAAAAAGATGGGTAGAGTTTTTTACATTAGTACAGATGGTTATATTCGTGGCGGAGTATTGGATAAAATGAAAGAGTTATCTAAAAATGTACTCAATGGAGAAATAAAAGATATTGGATTTTTACCTTTGCTTTATAAATTAGATGATAAAAGCGAAGTTTTAGAGGTTGATGAGGATACAGCTATTAAAAACTTAGAGAAAGCTAATCCTTCATTACCCTATTTTGATACTCTAGAGCACGAGTTAAGAAAAGATTTAAGAAAAATTAAATATGAACCTCATAAAAAGAAAGAGTTCTTAACCAAAAGGTGTAATCTGCCTGCTCAAGATACATTTACAGTGGTTGCTCCTTGGGAGAAAATTAAAGCAACTAATCAACCAGTACCTTTTGATAAATTGAAAGGTTTAGAGTGTATTGGTGGTATTGACTATGCAAGGACAACAGATTTTACAAGTTGTGGGTTGTTATTTAAGTATGGAGGTAAAAGATACTGGCTACAACATACCTTTGTATGCCATAAGGCTTTAGATTTACAAACTGGTTCTATTAAGTTTCCAGTTGAAGAGATGGTAGAAAAAGGACTTATGACTATCATAAGAAAAGATGCAACAAGTGCCGATGATGTAGCTAGTTGGTTTCTTGAGAAGGCTAAAAAATATAACATTAAAACAATTGCCTGTGATAGTTACAGGTCTAGCCTTTTGAAATCTAAATTTCAAGAATTAGGCTTACCGCTTCAAGAAGTTAGATCGGGACCAGTAACTCACGCTAAGGTAGCTCCACTGGTTGAACAAATATTTGCAGAAGAGACTTTAGTATTTGGAGATGACCCTGTAATGAGATGGGCAACTAATAATACTTATGTTGATATTAATCCTAAAGGTAACACTACTTATAAAAAGATAGAGCCTAAAACTAGAAAAAATGATGCCTTTATGGCTCTAATACACGCTCTATCAAAAGATGAGGAATTACAAGAACAAAATAATAACTTTATGAGCTTAGATGTGTACACCTATTAGTTAGGTGTTATTTTTATTTAAAGGGGGGGTGAATTATGGGCTTATGGACTACATTTTTAGGCTGGTTCAATAAAGATGGAACATTAGATCTCGATGCTCAAGTCAGTGCATTAGTAGGAGAGGTGATTTATAAAGAGTTAGCTATACAAGCTTGTATTAATTTAATTGCTAATGCAGTAAGTAGAAGTGAATTCCAAACTTTTGAGCGTGGGAAAGAGACTAAAAAAGATAATTATTATTTGTTCAATGTTGAACCTAATCCAAATAAATCTGCTAGTAAGTTTTGGAGAGATGTGATTAGTGAGCTGGTCTATAACAATGAGTGCTTAGTTATTCAGCAAAATGACTATTTCTATGTAGCAGAGGATTACAATGTAAAAAAATATGCCTTTGTAGATTATTTGTACAAGGATATAATCATAAAAGATTCTGATAGCTACAAATTAAAGGAAACTAGAAGGGAATCAGACGTTTTCTGTTTTGAACTTCACAACGAGAAGATAAGACCTGTTATAGACAGTCTCAATAAGTCTTACTCAAAGTTGATTGAAGTTAGCCAGAAAAATTTTAAAAAGAATAATTCTAGGAAAATAGCTATAAAAGTACCCACCAGTTACCCTACAACAGATAAAGCTCAAGCAGACTTGAAAAAACTTTTTGAAGAAAAATTTAAAACTTTCTTTGAAGCAGAAGGAGAAGCAGTAATACCTTTCACCAATGGTATCGAACACGAAGAACTTTCAAGCAATATTGGGGTTAAAGGTGGAGCAGATAACAAGCAAATTAGAAGTTTCATAGATGATATATTTGATTTTGTAGCCATAGCTTTCAATGTTCCTCCTACATTGCTTAAGGGACAGGCGGCAGATACAGGAAAGTGTATTGACAACTTATTAACATTTTGTGTAAATCCATTATGTAAGCTAATTGAAGATGAAATCAATCGCAAATATTATAAGAAGAAAGCTTATCTAGATAACACTTACTTAAAGATTGATACAACTAATATTAAATCTGTTGACATTACCGATGTAGCCAATTCCCTTGATATTCTTACTAGGATTGGAGCCTTTACAATTGATGATAGTCTTAAAAAACTAGGGAAAGAACCTTTAAGAACTGAATTAGGGAAGGCTAGGTGGTTAACAAAGAATTATGAGAGAGCAGAAAAAAGAATGGAAGTAGATGATTAATTTAAGGAGGTGGTAAGGTGGAGTTTCCTAAAATTCAGACTGAATTAAAAATTGAAAATAGTTTAGATGAGGACAAGGCTATAATGTATTTAAGTGGAGCAATTAGAAGGGCTTATCCTTGGGAAGATGAAAATGATTGCATTTCAGCTAAAATGGTAAAAAACAAACTAAAAGAGTTAAGTGGCGAAAATTTGCAAATAAGATTAAATTCCCCTGGCGGAGACGTATTTGAATCTATAGAGATATGCAACGCGCTAAAAAATTATGAAGGTGAAGTCGATGTAATCGTTACAAGTCTTGCGGCAAGTGGTGCTTCAATCATATGCACCGGAGCTGATAAAGTTTTCATGTATGCCAATTCTATGCAGATGATTCATTATGCTAGCACTTTTGTTTTTGGAAATGCCAGAGAATTAAGAAGAGTAGCTGGACACTTAGATAAAGTTGATGAAGGTGCTATTAAAAATAGCTATATGAATAAATTTGTGGGGACAGAAGAAGAATTAGAACAATTATTAGATAACGAAGAAAGGCTAACAGCAGAGGAATGTCTTGCTTTTGGCCTATGCGACCAGATTATAGATGAAGCCGAAGAACCAGAAGAAGATATAGAAAATAAAATTGATGTTAAAGCTAATTTGTTCCAGAAGTACAGTAATATCAAAAATAAAATGAATGATAGTCAACAACCAGACAATGATAAGTCTGGTCTTTTTAATGCTTTCAAAAAATAATTTTTAGGAGGAATTGAATAATGAAAAACAAAGACTTACAAAATAAGAAGTTAGATGAAATTAAAAACCAGATGAAGGCAGCAATTGAGAATGGAGAGAGTGATGATTTTGTAGCTGCTCAAGCTGCACTTGCTCAAGAAATTGAAAATAGAATTTTAGAGGAAGCTAAAGCAGCTAGTAGTGATATGATTAATTCTCAAAATGACCAAGCTGTAATGACCCAAAGAGGGCTTAATCCTTTAACTGCTGAAGAGTTGAAATTCTACAATGAAGTTATTGGTGCAGAAGGTTTTGATGGGGTAGAGGAGTTAGTTCCTGCTACTGTTTTTGATAGAGTGTTTGAGGATTTAAGAAAGAATCATCCTTTATTAAGTGAAATTACTTTCCAAAACACAACTGGTGTAACAGAATGGGTGATGAGAGAAGGGACTATTGAAGCTGCATGGTGGGGCAAATTAACAGATGCTATTCAGAAAAAACTAGGCATGGCATTCAAGAAAGAAAGAACTGGACTATATAAATTAAGTGCTTATATTCCAGTAGCGAAGGCAATGTTGGACTTAGGACCACAATGGTTAGATAGATTTGTAAGAGAAATTTTGCTTGAGTCAATGGCATTAGCTTTAGAGATGGCAATTGTAGCTGGAACAGGAGTTGACCAGCCAATTGGAATGATTCGCGACCTTTCTGCACCAGTTGACCCTGTAGATGGTTATGCAGAAAAGTCAGCAACTTCTATTACTGACTTAGAACCTGCCACTTTGGGTATAAATGTAATGGCACCGTTGACTAAAAATGGGGAGAGAGCAGTTCCTAGTGTATTAATGATGGTTAATCCACTTGATTATTGGGAAAGAATTTTTGCTCAAACCACTATATTAACTGCAAACGGAACTTATGCTTATGGAGTGCTTCCAATTCCAGCCAAGATTGTTCAATCTGTAGCAGTTCCAAAAGGGACTATTATTGCAGGAATGGCAAAGGATTATTTCATGGGTGTTGGTTCTACTCAAAAAATAGAGTATTCAGACCATTACAAGTTCCTGGAAGATGAAAGAACATATATTGCTAAACAGTATGCAAATGGTAAGCCAATTGATAATGACTCTTTCATTTTATTAGATATTTCTAATATGTCACCAGCCGCAGTTACAACTTTAAGCAGTTTGACTTTAGGTAGTTTAACTTTAGATCCTACATTTGATTCTGGAACTACTACTTATACTGCATCTACTACTGATACTTCTAACAAAATTACTGCTGTTGCAACTGATGAAGATGCTATTGTATCCATTGCAGTAAATGGTTCTGCTCATGAAAATGATACTGCTGCTACTTGGGAAACTGGAGAAAATACAGTACAAATCACAGTAACAAATGAGTCTAATTCTAAAGTTTATACTGTAACTGTTACTAAATCTTAATAAATAATACCTAAGGGGCTGGATTATTCCAGTCTCTTTTTAATTAAGTAGGTGGTTAAATGACAGAAGTAGAGGAGATTAAAGAGTATCTCAAAGTGACCTGGGATGATGAAAATGAGCTAATCCAAGGAATGATAGACAGGAGCAAAGATTGGATTAATGAGCTAATGGGCGTGGAATTAGATTACACCCTAGATAATCAAGCTAAATCATTACTTTTTGATAGAGTTAGGTATGTCTATAATAATGCTTCTGAATATTTTGAAGAGAACTATCAAAGAGAATTATTAAGATTACAACTTAAAACTGGTGTAGATCTGCTACCAGAGGATGATGCATAATGAAATCTAAAAAAGAAGTTATGAAAGATTTAGCTGCTAAGCCACGCAGAAGAATAGTTATTCAAAAAAAGACTTCAAAAGATGAGAATGGAAACCAACTCTTGGATGAGTGGGGTAATCCAGATGAACAATGGAGTGATTGGAGAATTATCTGGGGTCAGAGATTAGAACTTTTTGGTTCAGAGTATTATGCAGCTGCACAAATAGGAGAAGAAAAGACTATTAAATTTAAGATTAGATATGTTACTTTCTTAGAAGAAGTTGACACTGTAAAATTTAGAATCATCTATAAAGATAAAGAGATTTTTGATATTAAAGATACTGATAGCCTAAATGATAATGGAATGTGGTTTATTATCAAAGCTGAGAAGAGTGGTGAATTGGATGAGTAATTCAATTGATATCGATGACTTAGCCTCTGCAATAACCCAAGAAATGAAAAATTATACTGAAGATGTATCTGAGGGAATAGAAAAAGAAGCATTAAAGACTGCTAATGAAGCTAGAGATGAGCTAAAGCAGACTTCTCCTAAAAATACTGGTGAGTATGCAGATGGTTGGAGCAGAAAGAAAACAGGCAGAGGTGATGAAGTAGGTCACACAGTCTACAATAAGGAAAAACCTCAGTTGACACATCTTTTGGAGGATGGTCACTTGAATAGGGATGGTTCAAGAACACCAGGGCAAAAACATATAGAACCTGTAGAAGAAAAATATAATCAGCTATTTGAGAAAAGAGTAGAGGAAATAATCAAGAAAGGTGGGGAATAGATGATAACTATAGAAAAAATACAAAATAAAGCCAAAGAAGTCATAAAAGAGGTTGAAGTTGTTGTAGATGCTGAATATCCTAAAATTGAAAATTCTTTAGATTTTGTAAATAAATATAAAGGATTGATTTCTGCTTTAGAAAGTCATATAGCTTATAAATTGAACATCTTGCAATTATCGGAGGAGCAATCTAATTATATTTGGAGACAATTCAACATCGAGTTAAATAAATTTTATGAAAAACTTTCAAAAAAATCAACTTTAAAAAGTCATCAATTTGTTGCAAGGGAACACAAAACTAATAAGCTAATAGGTGCTGTAGAAACTTTTATAGCAAAAGAAGGAATTTCTATAGAGGTTGAAGGTGTCGATTACTTAATGGCAAAAGTCGATAAAGAAAAACATGTTTTATATTTAACAGAGATGGTGTAAATGACTTATCTAGATTTGATTTCAGCTTTGCGAGATATAGGATTACAAGTAGCTTACAGACAATTCAAGCAACCTACTGAACCACCTTTTGCAGTAGTCTTAGAAAATAGCTCTGATGATTTGATGGCTGATAATATCAACTACAAGAAGATAACTGATTGTAGCATTGAATATTATCACGATATCAAGCATCCTCCTACTGAGGAATCGATAGAAGGAAAGTTAAAGGAACTGGGATTAACTTATAGCAAAAGAGAAACTGATATCGAAAAAGAGGGTATGATTCAGACAGTGTATGATTTACAAATAATTTAAGAGGTGATAATTATGAACAAGGTTAAATTTGGATTGAAAAATGTCCACATAGCAATGATAGATGAACAAACTTCTGTAGAAGGAACTCCTGCATGGGATACACCAATTGCAATCAAAGGAGCTGTCAATATCTCAGTCAGTCCAGAAGGTGATTCTACAGAGTTTTATGCTGATAACACAAAGTATTACACGACTACAACTAATAATGGATATACTGGTGATTTAGAAATGGCTGACTTACCAGCTTCAATTCTTGAGAAAGTATTAGGCATGACTATAGATTCTAACAATATGCTTGTAGAATCTGCTGATGATGTAGCAAAAGAATTTGCTCTTATATTTGAAGTCGATGGAGATGAGAGAAATAGAAGAGCTGTGTTCTATCGTTGTAAAGCGACTAGACCAAATGTAGAAAGTAGTACTAAAGAATCAAGTGTTAATCCTCAGACTGATACTTTGAATTTTGAAGCATTGCCTATTTTAAATGATGGAAAAAGAATAGTTAAAGGTACGATAGAATTGGATGATACAGGAACTAACCAAGCAGCTTATGATGCATTCTTGACTCAAGTTATATTACCAGGTGCAACAATAGCATAATAGGAGGAGATAATTAATGAGGATAGCAAAATTAGGTGAAAAAGAGTTAGGGCTAAGGGCTACGCCTTTAGCTCTTTTATATTATTCACAAGAGTTTAGTAGAAAAGATAAAAAAGCTAATCTAATTGAAGATTTGACAGAGGTCATGGGTTTACTAGATGCTTTTGACGATTTTAATATCAAAGATGCCGATGATGAATTCTTTGATAGAATAGATTTTATTTTGCCTTTACAGATTGCTTGGGCTATGAATAAAGCTGACAATTATGGTGAATCATTCCCGCAATTTGAAAAATGGTTGTATGATTTAGGGGACATTTGCTTTATTGATACAGGGTTTTTGATTGAGGTGATTGAGGAATCCCTCAATGGGTTTCCTGCCTTCCGAAAACCAAAACAAAAATCAAAATCAAAGCAGGAATCAAATACAGGCTGATAGAATAGATCTTGTCCTTCTAGATAACGGTAAGAAGATAGGTCTATCATTTGAAGAAATGAACAATATGCGTGTATGCGACTTGCTTGAAATGATAGAGATAGATATAGGCGGAGGAATTCAAAATAGAAGTGCTCCTAAAGCTACTCAAAGAGATATAGATAAGTTATTTGCATAGCTCTCCGATTTTGGAGGGTTATTTATATGGGGAGGTGATTAAGATAGCTAAAAATATAAAAGGAATTACTATTAAACTAGGGGCTGAGACTACAGGCTTAGGTAAAGCTCTAAAAGATGTAAACAAGAAATCACGAGATGTTCGTAGTGAGCTCAGGAAAATAGAAAGACTCCTTAAATTCAACCCCAAAGATACTGAATTGTTAGCTCAAAAACAACAGTTATTATCTGATCGTGTAGCTAATACTAGCGAAAAGTTAAATAGATTAAAGTCAGTGCAAAGTCAAGTAAATGAGCAATTTAAGAAAGGTGAAATCAACCCGCAACAATACCGAGATTTCCAAAGAGAGTTAATTAAAACTAATTCAAAGCTAAAAACTTTTGAACAGCAGCTTAAAGACTCTTCATCTTCTAGTATTAAGCTAGGAAAGAATTTAGATAAGCTTGGCGGTAAATTAAAAGGTATTGGCGATTCGTTATCTATGAAAGTAACTGCCCCTGTACTTGGTGCATTTACAGCATTAACAGAAGGGACTAGAGATTTCAGAAAAGAGTTATCAATTCTTGAAAATAATACTAAATCCGCTGGTGCTAATATAGATAATATGAGCAAGGCAATGGAGCAGATGCAAGGGGTAACTGGTGAATTAGACAGCAATGTAGAAGGATTATCAAACCTATTAGCAGCAGGTTTTAAGGGTGACAAGTTCCAACAGGTACTTGATGAATTGTCAGGTGCTGCAATTAAATTCAAAGATACTTTGAAGTTTGAAGGTATAGCTGATGGATTACAAGAAACTCTTGCAACTGGTAATGCAGTTGGACAGTTTGGAGAGTTATTAGAGCGTTCTGGCATAGTCCTTGATGATTTCAATGCTGGTCTTCAAGAAGCTATTGCTAATGGAGAAGAGCAAAATTATATATTACAAACTTTAGCTGATACTGGGTTATCTCAAGTCTATGAGCAGTATAGAAGAAATAACAAGGAACTTGTTGAGAGTGCCGAGGCTAACTATAGATTAAAACAATCCTTTGCTGACCTGGGGAAAGATTTAGAGCCAATAATGACTCGAATTAAAGAGACTACAGCAGAGGTGGTCAATGAATTCAATGAACTAGATGAAGAAACAAAGGAATTAATAATAAAAGGAGCAGGAGCAGCAGCGACTCTTGGACCAATTGTTGTTGTTTTAGGTCAAATAACTACAGCAGCTTCTACATTAACAATTGCATTAGGAACTCTTGAATTGGCTTTTGCTCCTTTTGCAATTGGTGCTACTATTGCAGTTGGATTAGCTTATATTGCAAAGAAATTTTTAGAAGCTAGAGAAGAGGCTGCATTACTCAACAAAGAGGTCTCTAAATTATCTAGTATAGATGAAGCTGGACAAAGATTAGAGATTATAGATAAAAGAATAAGCAGAACTAAAAAGCAAATGGCAGGATTAACAGATGAGCAAGGAAATTTGCTTAATCCTGCTGATAAAGATATATATGAGAATTGGCAGAAAAGACTTAACGAGTTACTAGATGAGAGAACTAAAACTTTAGCAGCGATTAGAGGGTTAGAACTTGGAGCTAAAGTTCAAGCGGAAGCAGAGGAACGTGCAAAAGCAGAGAGAAAAGTGCTAGATGTGTTGAGTGAGCAGACTTTAGCTTATCGTGCTGGAAGGTTAGAGAAAGAGAAGTATAAAAAAACACTTCAAGATATTATAGCTGATGAAAAACAGTCTAATGAAGTTGTAGCTAGAGCTAAAAGCCTTTTGGAAAGTTTAAATGGTGTAAAGATAGAAACTCCTGAAATAGAAGATGACTTTGAAAAGGAATGGCAGAACAAACTTGCTCTAGCTAGAAAAGAAGGTTTGGAGAAAGAACTGGAGCAGTTGAGGCAACAAAAGGAACAAGCGTTAGAAATTGCAGATGAAAAAGAAAAAGACACTACTGCAATTATAGATTTTTATAAGCTTGAAGAAGAAAAAATTAGAGATAAATATAATCAAAAAGACCTTGATGCATTAAAAACATTTTCTGCTCAAACTTTAGCTGAATTAGAAAAAGAAAAAGAAGAAGCTATAAAAACAGCAATGGAAAAAGGTCTTGGAGTTTCTGAAATCGAGAAAGCTTATGCAGAGAAAACAACAGAGATAAAAAAGCAAAATCTCAAAGAAAAAGAAGTTCTTGAAGAAGAATGGTCTAATAAATTGTTTAAGCAATCAGCTACTAGATTAGAGAAATTAGATAAAGAGAAAGAAGAAGCAATTAAAGATGCCAAAGAAAGAGCTAAAAAAGCAGAAATGACAGAGGAAGAATTAAACGAGGAATTGCTTAAAATTGATAAGTATTATAATAAAGAAAAGAAAAAACTCGAAGAACAATTAACAGAAAAAGAACAATCAGAGCAAGACAAAAGAATGAAAATTAGGCGTAAATATGGAGATGTTAGTCTTGATGAGTATAAAGCCTATCTTCAAAAAAGATTAAAAGAAGAAGAGAAATTCTCTGAGGATTGGATAGCGATTCAAAAGAAAATAGTAGAGCTGTCTAAAAAAGAAAACCAAGAAGAAGCTGATGAACAACTTAAAATTTGGAAAGATTTAACCGAAAATTTGGAGGGTTATTTTTCAGATGCTTTTACATCGATCATTGATGGTACTAAATCTGCTACTGGAGCATTTGAGGAATTGTGGGATAACACACTCAATTCAGTTGCTAGAAGTATATCTGATAAGTTAGCTGGTTCTGTTACGGATAGTATTGTAAATTCTGGAATAGGAAGTAGTATTGGTAGTATGCTGGACGGAGTAGGTGAGGCAATTACTGGAGGACTAAGTTCAGCTGGTAGTGCTATAGCAGGTTTTGCAATGAGTAATCCGATTACAGCAACTATCGGAGCTATATTGATCGGCGGAGGAGTGGCAGGGAAATTAACCGAGCAAGACACTGCTGCAGCTAGTTGGAATGAAAAAGTCAAGAAACTACAAGATGCATACTCAAAAACGACCAATAACTTATTCAATGAATTTGGAGTTAAAACTAAAGAGTTATCCGACTTAGTCGATGAAGAATTAGTGCATAAGAAAGTCAGTGAGGGCGGATGGTTACATGATGATGATTGGGCATGGGTTAAAAATCTCCCTGCTTATTCAGAAGCTTTCAAAGAACAAATGAAGGAAATAACCGAAAAGATAATGCCTAAATTGGAATCTATATTAGAAAATGTTCAAAGCGGATTAAATAACGCTTTCTCAGCTGACAGTTATGCATCTTTCTTAAGCAGTTTTGGGAATTCTCTCAAAAATACTATTCTTAATAATCTGAAAGAAGGCTTTTTAGAATCACAAGCAATTCAGCCGTTAATGAAAAAATTGACAGGCACCATCTACGAAGCTACTAAAGATCAGGTGCTTGATGATAGTGAGAGACAAGCTATCAAAGGTTTATATGACCAAATATCAGAGACTGCTGGTGACTTCTACACTGGATTACAGGAGATTGGTAATGATTTGAGCATTGATCTTAATGCTGGTAATACAAGTAGTTCATCAGGAGGTTCTCAAATATCAGAAATCACAGGAGGAACTAGAGACTTATTCACAGACTTATTGACTCCTCTTGCTAATTTCCCTTCTCTTGTTGGAATCAATGAGAGGATATACTCAAAATTAGTTGAAATGAAACAATTAATGAGTGGAGGAATGTCCTTAGCTGGAGCTGGTGGCTATAATGTGAGTGTCAGAATTGAGAATTTGAATGTAGAATCTCAATCTAATAGTAGTCAATCTATAGCAAATGCTTCTGTAAGCGATATAGAATCAGCTATAGCAACTGCTATTGGTGATGGAAAGAGAGGGAAAGGCAGATGATTAAACTAGTTAATAGCAAGGGTGAAGAGATGTTACTGAATCCTACCTTCTCCTTCGATGAGATTGAGTCATCTAAGAGTATTAAAAGTCAAGAAATAGCAAATAGTGACGGAGAAGAATATCAAGGAAGCAAGTACAACTCTAGGTCATTTGAGATTAAAGGTGCAATGATTAATACTACTAATTCAGAGCAGTTAAGAAAAGATGTAGATGAATTATACGGGTTCTTACAGTACGATCCGATTAAAATTTATCGCAATAAAGATATAGATAAATATATATTAGGATATATCAATTCTGACTCTAAGAATTGGCATCCGTTAGACAAGTGGGTCAAGTTAGAATTTGAATTTCTAGCAGTTGACCCCTTTTTCTATAGTAGTGGAGAAACTAGAGGAGAAGCGGTTAATAACATATTGCACAGTTTTCAAGTGGTCAACGATGGAAATATAGAAATTTACCCTAGTATATCTCTGACATTCAATTCAGGAACCACTACAGATCCAGTGGTCGAGAATCTAGAGAACGGCAATATAATCATCCTTAATGGTGATTTTAGAGCTGGGGACGAAGTTATAATTGATTGTGAGAGATTAACTGTAGAGAAGAATGGCAGTAATACTTTGAATATAGTTAATGATAATTTTCTACTTGATAGTTTCAAACTTCAATCAGGAAGAAATGATATAGAATTTAGATGTGAGAATAGTGCTGATTTGAGTTTGATTTTTAGTTTTAAAAATAAATGGATATAAAGAGGTGATATTATGGGAGAACCTTATGATCAAACACTCCACACAGATGGTGATGGAAAGGAAATGTCTACAATAGGACAAACAGTAAACGAAGGACCACGAGCAGGGAAAGATGATTTTATTGCTATATGTGCTAATTATGAAAGAGACTTAACTACTGGATTATATTTTCCACCTGGTTATCTTCCAGATGATAGAGTAGCAAAGCCAAGAGTGAAGTCTGAATTACAAGATGAAAGTGGGGCGACATTAGGGACAGATTCTAATCCAATGAAAGTGTCGCAATCTGGTTCTAAAGTATTAAATAAAGTTAGAGTCGAATCTCAGACCGATAATATTTCGTCATCAACTGTTACAACAGAAGATTTGCGAATTTTTTCAGAAGCAGGTTACTTTGAGAAAATATTCAATAGCTTGCTGTATGTTGCTTCTCCTAGTAATGCAACTTCGGGGACGCACAGTCTTGAAGTTTTGTATTACAATTCCAAACAAGTTTACATCGGAAAAATTAATGCAAATTATAATGAAAATATCTGGTGGACAAAAGGATTGCTGAAATCAGGTTCATTTGAAGAAGCTGGAATGACACAAGAATTATTTAGAGAAAATTTAAGAAGTGTTGTTCTTGATCAAAATGAAGGTCACTTAGCATTGCAATATACAAATAATACAGACGGTACACAAAGTAATAGAACTTACAGATTAGCTGTTAAGAAAGAAGGTGTTTCTTAATGTACGATTATGATATCGAAACTGTACAAAAAGGAGATATTTGGATAAATGGAAACGGAGAAGAAATGGTAGTTGTAGATGTTGTTAAAAAAGGAAACAGCAAAAAAGTGTTGAGTAAAAAAAATAACCAATAGAGTAATTTTGCGACACTTTAGATTTAGATTTTTGGTGTTTGATTACTAAATCAAAGTGTCTTTTTTATATCTTTATTATTATTGATTTTTTCTCATAATGATATTAAATTTAGTTCAATTTAGAGAGTTTGCTTATACAGATTTAACAATTTTAAATTTGATTAGATATTGATTATAATTTTGTTTTCTTAAAATAATTCTTAAAAATAATTGAGAAAACCCCAAAAATATAATATATTATCTACAAAGAGGAAAAAGGATGGCAGCATCCTATTTAACAAGCTGCCATCCTTGGGCAGCTTTCTCTTTTAATCTCATAAAGATACAAGGAATCAAGGAGTGAGCTGCTCATGAATCAAGATAATGTAATATCAATTAGTAATAATCTTAGTGTGAAGGAGTTATCTGCGATTATTGAAGCTTATTTATTTGCTCAAAATCGTAGATTATCAGTTGACCAATTATCTAATTTTCTAAATCAGCCCAAAGGAATTGTAAGGAAATCATTGCATCATCTAGCAGATAAGCTAAAAGAAGATGGTAGAGGACTGATGTTAAATTGGATCAATGATTATGTTCAGCTTGGAATTAAGAAGCAATACCAAGCTAGCATAAGCAGTATTCAGTCTGATGCCAGCAATGTACTAACTATGATAATTGATGAATTTACTTATGTTCAGAAACTTAGAGGTAGTGCTAATAGTACCATTAAGAACTATAAGAGGTTTTTAACAAAATTCATGAAAACAGTCAATAAGCCAGTAGAATCAATAACAACCAGGGATATCAGATTTTTCTTATCTGGAGAAGAAGCAAAAGGTAATCTTAAGAGTACGATTGCAAATAAAATCTCTATCTTAAAATCATTCTTCTCTTGGTTGATGACAGATGAATTAATCGAGAAAAATCCAATGATGAAGATTAACAATCCTCAAATAGTAAATAATGAAGTTAAATTTCTTACACATGAAGAAGTTGAAAGAGTTAGAGAAGCAACTGACAAATTAATTGACAAGGTGTTGTTTGAAGTCTTATACAGTTCTGGAATCAGAGTATCTGAAGCTGAAGCTTTAGATTGGGATGATATAGACTTCAATAACAAGAGTTTGCATGTCAAAAATGGAAAAGGTAGCAAATCAAGAGACACTCTGCTCTCTACAAAAGCTATATTATTGCTCCAAAGATATAGAGAAAGTAGAGAAGATGAGAATGAGTGGGTTTTCCAATCAAATTTCAAGCGCCGGATGAGTATTAAAAGTATTCAAAGACACATGTCTAAATTGGGAGAAAAAGCTGATCTTAATAAAAAGCTGACTCCCCATAGACTCAGACACTCTTTAGCTACCCATTTGTTGGGATCAGGTATGCCAATAGATATGATCCAGAACCTTCTCGGACATGCTAGCTTAAAAACTACTCAAATTTATGCTAAGACTAATACTAATAATATCCGATATCATTATCGTAAATTCAATCCTTAAATTTAAAATTTATTATTTCTCTAAAAGAGTCCTAATATTGGGGCTCTTTTTTAATTTACGTATACAAATACCATGAATTCTAGTTCTAAATTCAATTTCATTAAATTTTCATCTTTTATTTTTTATCAGTTTTCAGTGGGTGAGGAGGGTTTTTCTATAAAATTTTACGTATACAGATTGTTAAAAGAGAGGTGCTAAACTAGATAAGTTAATATAAACCTATATATATTATTTTCATTAGTTAAATTAGGTTAATTTATTATTGTGTTCTAAAATGTATATTAAAGTATATAAAATGTACACATACGTATACAACTGGAGGTGGAATAGTGCAACAACTAAGATTGCTCGACAAAAACAGAAACTTACTAGCTATTCTTGATAGGCATGCAGGATGGTCTTTTGAATCAAAGATTAATGAAGCTACAACTATGACTATCAACATCCCCAAGAATGATGATAAATTAGAATTAGTGGAGCTAGCAGAATTAATTAGAATAATCAAAGATGACAGAGTTATTACGGGTAGAATCACTAAGAAAGAGCAAAAAGATCAGGTAGTTACTCTGAAAGCTATGACCGAGGAAATATTACTTGAATCTAATATCTGTCCAGCCCAATATGGTCTAGTCTATCAAAATATAGACTTGGCTGACTTTACCAGGGATGTATTGAAAGGTTGGGAGACTCTAAGGGTCAAATATCAATCAGAGTGGCAGAATGCTATTGAGATGCATCAAGTTGATTTGACCAATATGCCAAATAAGGTTATCCTAGCAAAAGACAGCAACGGTCAATATTACTCAGAAGGATATATAATCTTAAGGTTTGACTCCGCTGATATAGATAATTTCTCGGAATGGGATAGAATTCGCTGGGTAAGTGATAACTCTGACCCTGTAAGCTCTACAATTCAATATAGATATGGTAATGATACTTCTGCTATGGGTAGCTGGTCAAATGAAATTGCAGGAGCATTGACAGACCAACTAGGAGTCGCTCTTTCTGGTATAACTGACAGGTATGTAGATGTTAAGATTAATCTATATACAGAAGATACTACAAGTGCTGATAAACAAGGTCAACCTCAGGGGGTTACTCCGATTGCTTTTGCATTAGAATTAATTGCTAGAACTACAGCAGAAGTACAAGAAGGCATTATCCCTATTAGCACTGGAAAGAAAGTTAAGAATATAACTGCCGATAATAGCAATTCACTAGAACTACTAGTTAATGCTTGTAATCAAGTTGGATGGGAATTTGAGGTTATAGATGGAAAACTTGATCTAGCTGAAAATCTAGGGCAAGATAGGACTAACGATTTTATACTGAAGCATGAGATGAATATTAATATAGATAGTCTCGGAGAAGATGATTCTAAACTTTGTAACTTGCTCCATGCATACGGACCAGGAGAAGGAATCAACAGACCTTATGTTAAGAGAAAAGATGATATTAGCATAGGTAGATATGGACTATATCCTAAGACTGTAGAATTTGATGTAGTAGATAAGCAAGACCTAGAGCAGAAAGCACAAGGTTATATTGATGCTCATAAGAATCCGGTTAGTGAATTCAAGGTAAAAGCCATCTTTCCTACTACTTATAATCAAGCTATCAGCAATCTAAAAGGAGTATATGAGACTATTAGTATTTTTGGATTGCCATTAGTTAAGCAAGTAGTAAGCGATTACGGAGAGCAAATCAAGGCAGGAGAGCCTTATTTCAGAATTGGAGATAAAGTTAAATTAGTTGATCCAGAATCTCGTATAGTAACTACTGCTAGAATAATGGAAGAAAAGCGTGCTTATACAGATAAGGGAATTGAGATAGAACTATATCTAAATAATCCTAGGAAATCATTATACGATGCACTTATAGGGGATGAGGAAAAATCAGATGATGAGGAGTTGCAACTGAATCCTCCTCAGGGGCTAAGAGTGCTACCTGCCCAGCCTGGTCTATTAGTGTATGTCAATCCTTATACTAATAGCCGAGCTACTGGTGTAGAAATTCATATTAGTACTAGTAGTGGGTTTGAAGCAAGTGATAAGACACTAATTCGCAAAGGACAAGGAACTCAATGGCACTTACAGCAGTTGACTACTGGTAATAGATATTATATCAAAGCTAGAAGTTATGATTTTGATAAGAATTACTCAGAGTTCACTGATGAATTTTCAGCTGTTGCGGGATTCATTGAGAAGCAACAACTTAATCCAGACTTGCAAGAGAATATAGATTATGCCAAGAGCGAGGCTGATGTAGTTAAGCTAAATAAAGAAGCTTGGAATCTAGCTAAAGAAGAAGTTTTCCCTGAAGGACTAGAGAATGCAAGTTCTATTACAGAGAATGCAGAAGAAATAAGCTCTATGATACTTACTCTTAATTCAGATAATGATGATCCTGCTCAATTCAGTTCTATCAAGCAGACCGCTCAATCTATACTCAATATAGTCAGTGTATTAGAAAGTGATCCTGAAAGTGCTAATCAATATAGTGCAATCAAGCAAATGTTAGAGCAAATTCAGTTAAGAGTAGTTAAAGATGAGTTAATATCTCAGATTAATCTATCTCCTGAAAGTGTAAAGATTCAAGGTAATAAGATTGTAATTACAGGCGATACAGTGGTTGAAGATGGTGCATTATCTACTCAAAAACTAATAGTAGGTAATCAAATTCCAATGAGAAAGCCTAATAGTGCTCAATTATTTCATTTTGACCGTTCTTTTCTAAGTACAGATGGAGTACAAGCTCAATTTAGTGATAGTTCCTATCAACTTATAGAAGGAAAATTTGGTAAGGCTCTTGATTTGCAGACTTCTACAATGACTGTTCCTCTAAATTTTACAGGTAACTACACTATAGTCTTCTATTTCTGGGACGGCTCGGATTGGATTTATGTAGCTAAGCGAAGTGATGGCAGAGTATTCAGTTGGAAGATTATTGAGTTATGGAGCGTCTGGGGCATTCCCGGATATAAGCAGGAAATATTAGATACTGAGATTGATATTTCTTGGATTAATGTAGATGTAAATGGAGATTTGCAAGTTAGCTCAGGTTATAAGATGGATGAATTGATAATAGTTCCTGATTTAGTAGATGAGGATAGCATCTATAGCTGGTACAAGTCAGATGCACCTTTTGTGGATTCTCAGAGTGTATTGTCTGGTGGTGGTTGGTATAGTAATGAGAACGGTTTATATAGCTACGATGATGGCTTTAAAATAGAATATGATGAAGCAGTAGGGAAATGGAACGCTTATTTTGGAGGAATTTTAGAAGGGAAAATTGTTAAAGGTGAAAATATACAAGCCAAAACAATCAAAGCTGAACAATATCAAGAGATTAGAAATGTACTACCTTTTAATTATCTTGATAGCTTAGATGACACCCATCCTCTTGAGTGTGATTTTTATATACCAAGTGAGACGGTTAAAATAGTAAGTATTAAACTATCGGCTAAAGGGCTACCTTTTAGGGCGTATGCAAAAGGAGCTGCTGGTGGTGGTGGTTGGGATGGGAACACAACGCTTTCTGGTAATCACAGTCACTTTTTTTCTGACTCTAGCTATGTTGGTGATAGCGGTGGTTCTGTGTCTATTTCTGGCTCAACAAGTAGCGACGGATATCATAGTCATTCTATTAAAAGATCGGCTCATACTCACGATTTTATTTTTGGAATATACGAAGATACAATTCCTGCTAATGTGACTTTGCAAATTAATAATGGTAGTGCATACACTGAAACTATTGAGCTAGGTTCTGATGAAATACTAGCTGATGAGTTAGACCTGACTGATTATTTCACTGGAACAGGATGGAAAGGAATTAAGTTCAGTAGTAGTCAATTGGGTAGAGTTAACGCTCAATTGATAGTGAAAGTTGATTTAACAGCATAAATACTAAATTAAACTACTCTTTAGGAGGTGTGTTATTTGGAATTAAACGATAGAGTAACTAGATTAGAAAGTGATATGAAAAATGTTCAAGATGATGTATGCGAAATCAAAGAACATCTCAAAGAAACTGCTACTAAAGAAGATGTAATTAATCTTAAGGATTACTTTGAGGATAGGGATAGAGATTTCATCAAAAATATGTGGAAAGTTATATTTGGCTTGATAATCACAATTGTTACTATAGCAATGTCACTTGTAGGAATAGATAAAATTCCAAAGATATTCTAAGACTCCGAGAGGTGTCTTTTTTTATTTTTAAGAGGAGATGGTAAAAATGAATAAGATACGAGTAATCAGAAAAAAAGAGACAGCAGATAGCACTCAAGGAGAATTATATCTTGATAGTGAGCAAATAGGGTATACTCTTGAACCAGCTTGGAATCGCAATAAAAAAGGTAGTTGCATCCCTCCAGGGGAGTACCTAGCTTATATTAGGGATCACGAACACAGTGGTAGCAGATGGAATTACAACCCTATTCAACTAATCAATGTATTCAATAGAAATTACATTCAAATTCACATAGGGAATTATCCAGAAGATACTAGAGGGTGTATTTTGATAGGCAAGGGTAAGGGTGATAATGCTATATGGAATAGTAAGAAAGCTTATGAGGAATTAATGTCAAAATTAGACAAGACAAGAGAAATTAAAGTCATAGTAGAATATGAATAGGAGTGGTATAATGAGAGAATTGTTGAGTAATCAAATTGTATTATATGTAATAGGATTTGTTGGTATTGCAGGACTAGCTTATTTAGTGCATAGATTCAAAAGAGCAAGATTATTAGCTTATGCTTTAGTGATGTATGCAGAAGAAGTATTTGAGTCAGAGGAAGGTAGCAAGAAAAAGAAATTAGTAATTACTAAGGTTTATGAGATGATACCTTCTAAGATCAGCTGGTTAATTAGTGAGAAGAGGATTGAGAAGTGGATAGATAAAGCATTAGATGAATTAGCTGATTATCTTGACAACGGCAAGCTGGATAATAGCAATATGACTGTTATAGAGAAAGCTAATAATGAGCTATATAAGATGAGATTGAAAAATAATGATAATAAATTTAGTTTTAAGATAAATGGCAAGTTCTAA